ATACGACAAGACGAAACTGTCTGCCGGAGCCGGAGACTGCCTTTGGTATCTCGATGACAAGAACTATACGCTCGGCGTTACGAACGGGATCGTATTTAAACAGAAATTCCACACACGGGAGAGTTTCATCGAACTGCTCGAAAAGTATTTCGACAGTGTTGAGGTACTGGCCTGTAATGCAGGTTACATCTACTGCGCCTGCTCGCTTCCGAAGCAGCTTCCCGTTGACGTGTATGAAGAATATCTGGATAAGGAACTGAATATCGAGTATCCTGGTGGCTTCAGGCATAACAAGCACAGGGGCCTCATGGATGCGCTTATAGCGAAGGTAGCGGAGAGGTATGGCGAATGAGAGAAAACGAAAGGACTTATTTGAACAATGGGTAGAATCTGGTGAGGTAGACAACAATCTCGCGATCATACAATCCCTGTCAATGCAGGGAAAATCTATGGCTGAAATAGCCGATGTTTTTGAGATATCCAGACGGACATTGCAGAATCTCCAGAAGGAACATCCGGCGATAGAAAAGGCGATCCGCTCAGGGCGCCTTTCTGTTGTAGCTATGTGCCAGAACAAACTGATGGAGCGGGTATCCAGCGGTGATACAACCGCTATTATTTATGCACTGAAGGTCTACGGAGGGGATTTCTTCAATGACCGGAAATCCGTGGAAGCCAAAATCACGGGTACGCCTGTTTCTGTTCAGCCACAAGTCCAGATTTACCTGCCTGAAAAAGATTCAGAAGTAGGTGAGTATGGTGAGAAAAAAGAAAAATGATACAGCAGAGAGCAAACCTATCATAATCCGTCCGCAGAAAGGAAAGCAGGAGTTATTCCTGCGCTCTCCCGCCGACATCTGCATTTACGGCGGGGCGGCGGGCGGCGGAAAAACATATGCTTTATTGCTTGAACCTTTGCGGCATATTGATAATAAGCATTTTGAGGCTGTTATTTTCCGGCAGTCAAGGCCGCAGATTATGAGCGCCGGCGGATTGTATGCTACGAGCCAGGAAATTTACCCATATCTGAACGCGACAAATGTTCTGACTCCCAATGTCCAATGGCGCTTCAATTCCGGGGCAAAGGTAACATTCGCCCATATGTTTTATGAAAAGGAGAAATATAACTGGCAGGGTTCCCAGATCCCGCTCTTAATGTTTGATGAGCTTGTGCATTTTACAGAGAGCCAGTTCTTCTATATGTTCTCCCGAAACCGATCTACCTGCGGGGTGAAACCCTATATCCGGGCAACCTGCAACCCTGATGGGGAAAGCTGGGTGGCGCGGTTCATAGACTGGTGGATCGATCCTGAAACCGGATATGCGGATGAGAGCAAATGCGGAAAACTGCGGTACTTTGTACGCCGGAACAATATAATTCATTGGGCTGATACTCCGTGGGAACTGTATGAAACATTCCGTTTATATTCCCCGGAAGAACAGGAGGATGTTAAGTCCGTTTGCTTTATCAGTGCAAAGCTGACGGACAATAAGGCGATGATGAAGCACGATCCTGGCTACATGGGTGCATTGAGGGCGATGTCAGAGTTCGATCAGGAACAGCTGCTGAACGGCAACTGGAAGATCCGGCGTTCTGCCGGCCACTACTTCAAGCGTTCTAAAGTCGGGCAGATGTTCCAGGCCATGCCGGTTGATGTAATCAAATGGGTGCGAGCATGGGACCTTGCCGCCACCGCCCCGGAAGAAATGGATGAAACCGACGGGATGCCGCAGGCGCTCCGCAAAAACAGCCGGAGTGACAGCAGTGCGTATACTGCCGGGGTGCTTCTTGGAAAAAGGAGCAATGGCCGCATCATTGTTGCTGATGTGATAAATGTCCGTGAAAACGGTGCAGATGTCCGAAAACTTATACTGAATACGGCTATAAGCGACGCAGCATTATATGGGAACGTAACAATAAGGCTTCCGCAGGACCCAGGCCAGGCCGGTAAGGATCAGGCGCAGAGCTTTGTCCGTATGCTCGGGGGGTATACAGTATCTGTTTCTCTCGAAAGCGGGGATAAGGTAACTCGGGCAGAACCATTTTCTTCACAATGGCTTGCCGGAAATGTTGACGTGAAAACAGCCGAATGGAATGACGGGTATTTCAGCCAGCTGGAAAACTTTCCTGTAGGGAAGTTAAAGGATATGGTGGATGCTTCTGCAAACGCCTATCTTGAATTAGAAAACGGGAAGCCGGACTTCGGCTTTACTTTTGGATGAGGTGCAGGATGAAAATATTCAATATCGAAATTGGAAAAAGAAAGGTGCGGGACACCTATATGGACCGTTCCCAGGGCAATTTTGTCTCGCGCTGGACGAGGCCGCCCTCAATGAATACCGCTGAATGGCTTGATACCTTTTCAAAAAGCCCGAGGCTTTCTGTAGTTGACCGGATCGCAAGTGACCTTGCAAATATTGAAGGACGGCTATTCCGGGTAAATGAAGATGGAACAGAATCTGAGATAACAAGCCACAGATTTCTTGACTTCATGGCGCAGCCTAACCCGCTTTATGAAATGACGAGTTCCGCAATGTGGAGGCTGCATGAGATATATCTTCTGCTTGTCGGTGAAGGATACTTCCTCATTGAGAGGGACAGTTTCGGAAGGCCCGTGGAATTATGGGTGGTTCCGCCCCATTGGGTAAAAATGACTCCCTATCTGGGAAGTCCAACGTACACCATCGTATCTTCCGGCGGGCTTACCATGACTGTTCCAGTAGATGATATGTTCGTTATGAAACAGCTCAATCCTCTGGATCCGTTCATGCGCGGATTAGGTGTTGCCGAAAGCATCGCTGATGAAGTTGAGATTGATGAATATGCAGCAAAGTTCCAAAAACGGTTCTTTTACAACGACGCTACGCCCCCTGTTGTTTTCGTGATACCAAATTCCACGAAGGACCAGCGGGAAGAGTTTATGGCCCACTGGAATAAGAAGCATAAGGGCGTGGAAAACAGCCACCGGGCAGCGGCTTTGTCTGGGGACATTACGGTGAAGGAACTCGGCAGCACAGATGGGAAGAATCTTGGGTTCATAGAGAGCCGTGTTGCGATGCGTGATGCTGTTCTCGAACACTTCAATATGCCGCGTGAGATCATGGGTATCACTGAAAACAGCAACAGAGCCACCGCTGATTCAGCGCAGTATATCTATGCCAAGAATGTACTGACGCCAAGGATACTTACACGTGAGAAAGCGATCAATACGCAGCTCCTTCCTTTATTTGGCCGTAACCTCGTATGGAGATATGATCCTGTGATTCCCTACGATAAGGTGTTCGACAAGGAAAAGGCGATCACTGCATACGGAGCCGGGTTGCTTACAAAAAATGAAGCACGAGAATTATTGGATTTGCCTGCTGTTGAGGGCGGGGACGTATTCAAGATATCCGTGAACGATCTGTTTTTGGATGAATCGGATGATCCTGTCGCAGTCACGCAGGCTATGCTGGAGAGCGAAATCCCGGCAGAAATACCGGGAAAGAAATCGAGGCGCATGAATATTGCTGCTATACTCCGAAGGGAAACACAGGCTGTCAAGGAAAATGAACGCTTGTTTGAAGCTGCCGCAATGAAGCATTTTACCGATCAGCAGGCTCAAATATCTTCTTCCCTGGGCATCAAGGCAAAAGATGATCTATTTTCCTCTTTGGCAGATTACATGCTTCCTGACGGCACATTCAACCCGGAATTATGGGCGATGCTGCCGGAGGCAGAACAGATACGCCTTGCGGAAGGGATAGCCGCCGGCCTGCTGGACTGGAACACCGAAGCTGAAAAGCTGGCGAAAATGTTCCATCCCCTCTGGAAAAAGGCATACGACGATGGAGTCTCCATAAGTGAAGAAGGCTATGGGATATATGCTGTAGAACGCCCAGAATTTGTATCCCCGGCAAAGATAAATGGAGGCAAGCGCATTGTCGGGATTGAGAACACTACGAAAGCAAGGATCGCAGATATCATAGCCAAGGGGATTTCAGAAGGATCGAGCCAGACCCGCTTGAAAGATGCCATTCAATCAGAGATGGGGACTACAAAAAAGCGGGCAAAGCTGATAGCCCGTCAGGAAACCATGACGGCCCTTGCGACTGGACAATTTGACATGATGAAGTCAGCCGGTGCAACAACAAAAACATGGCATCATAGGCCGCAAAAGAACCCGAGAGACGGAACCAGAGGGCCGAATCACGTTATATTGGATGGCGAAACAGTAGGAATAGATGAGAGATTCTCAAATGGCCTACGCTATCCAAAAGATCCAGAGGATAATCGCCCGGAAGAGCTTATTAACTGCCGGTGTTATCTCACCTATGGTGGTTTTTAAGATACCCTAAACTTTGAAGAAAGGAGGTAAACTACATGGCATATAAAAAGAAACATGCTGTCATCATGGAGAAGAAATCGGATACTGCTGTACGGGAATGTAAGGCCGTCAGATTCAATGTAGAAAGTGTGGACGAGGAATCCGGCGAGTTTTCCGGCCACGCTGCTGTATTTGACAACGTGGATGACGGCGGTGATATC